AGCAGAAATTAATGGTTCAAGAAATTGTATCATAAATGGAGCAACAGTAGACAATACAATAATCAACTCTATTAGTAGTATTATACCTAATGGTATTGATAGAGCAGTTATGTTGGGAACAAGTGGTAGAACTGCTACTGTAGATAGTGCTACATTTGTAGAAAATTTGGTTGTATTCAACTACGCAGGATTAGATTTCGCTAATGATACTGCCGCAGCAGCAGGTGGAGTTGTATTAGGACAAATATATCACACAGCAGGTGTAATGAAAATTAGAATAGTGTAAAAACAAAATAAAAAATGGTATATCTAAATCAGGGAGTATTAAATCAGGCAGCGGTTGTAGCATCAAGAAATAAAACTCTTGCTAATCCTACCTACCTATGGTCTATGCAGCATAAGTTAAGTGGTCGTCAATGGCGATTCATTCCTTATCGTATTATTCCTCTGACTGATTATACTCCAGGATATGACCTTTTTTGTGTTACGGTTTCAGACAGTCAACCTGAACATTTAACAGGGAATACATCGTGTGGTCTATGTATTGTAGACCTTTACCCTGGTGAGTACTACTTGAAAATTTATGAACAAGTTAGTTCTTCAAATCTAAATCCAGCATTATCCCACGATGTGGTTAATGAAACAATAGTAAACGTTGTAGGAACAAATCAAAATGAACCGATTACTTATGAGTCGGGTGATGATATATTTATCATATACAACGTTGATAATACACCTTAATTATGATTAAATTAGATACACTACAGTTCGGAACAATTGATACTTCAACAAGGTTTCTTGAGAAAATAAATCGCGGGGATTTCTTTGTCCGTTGGGGAATTGATAATATGGAGATTGAAAGATGGTTGGACTATGTAGATTTTTCACCAATTCATAAAGCCTGTATTTCTTCAAAGGTAGACAACCTCGCAGGTAGAGGATTTACAAATGACTATAAAGTTAATTCTAAAGAAAGTATTAATGATATTACCAAACAAATCTTTTGGGAGTTTTTGGTGAGCGGAAATTTGTTCCTTGAGATTTTATGGAAGAATGACCGCAAAGATGGTATCGCGGGATTCCACGTAATACCTTCAAAGTATATGAGAGCGGGAGCACCTGAACCTGGTGAGATTCGTTCCAACAAATGGTTATACTGTGATGATTGGGCTAACTACAGATTGAAATCTGTGGGTGTGGTAGAATTTCACGAATTTGACCCAAAGAATTTTGAATCACGTCAGATTGTGCATATCCGTCAATATCAGCCTGGCTATAGATTTTATGGTGTTCCAACTTATTTATCCTCAATGTTAGATATTAGATTATCACACGCTATTTCCGCATTTAATCTTAGCAACATAATGAACGGCGCATCGCCCTCAATGTTTATACATTTTCCTATGGATGCACCTGACTCACAAAATGAACAGGAAGAAATTTTACGTAGATTAGAAGATAGGTATCGCGGAGCGCACAATGCGGGTAGAATCGTAGTCAGCTACGGAGAAACAGCACCAAAGATTGAACAAATCACCCCAACGATGCAGACAGGTGGTTATGCTGAAATATTTGGATTGGTTCGTGAGAACATCTTATCAGGGCACCAAATCGTTGACCCGTCATTAATAGGCCTTCCATCACCAACAGGTTTTTCAAGTCAGTCAGACCAATTAAAGACCGCCTATCAATTGTTTATGAACACGACAATTATTCCAATGCAGGAATTTGTTATTCGTGAATTAAAACCTTTGATTCAATTAATTTATCCTGACCAACCAATAACATTAGAAATAGAACAAAACCAAATTATTAAAGATGAACTATAACGTATTACTAATTTCAGAACAGGAGCTAAAAAATAACACTCCCATTACAGAAAACGTTGACGTTTCCGAGCTAAGATTTAGCATTCAACAGAGTCAACAAATCTTTCTTCAGGAAACATTGGGCACAAATTTATTTGAGTTTATTCTTGATTTGGTAGAGACCAATCAAATTAATGACGCACAATACATCAGGTATAAAGAACTGATTAGGAACTTTATTAGACCGATGTTGATTAGTTATTCTTACTACATCGCACTTGATAATTTTTATATTAAATTTGTTAACGTAGGTTTACAACAATTCCGTTCAGAACAATCAAATCCTATTGACCTTAAGACATTACAATACCTTAAGAATAATGCAAGGGATAACGCTCAATTCAATGATAACCTATTACGTAGACACTTGGTCTTTAATAACCAATGGTATCCACAATACACGTTGGTAGAAAACAACGGACAATTAATTCCTGAGTTTCAGGGTGCATTTAAAACACCAATCACTTTACCTGGTGGACACCAAATCTTGGGGAACTACGGTATTCGTGGAGGTAATGGTGTTTATGACTGTCCATACCCCTGGTGGTACGGCGGGAGACAATCGGGTGAGTAATTACAACTCAACAGTAGTCCCGTTGTTGTCATAGAACAACGTGTAGTCAACAAACACGTGGTCATCTTCATCGTGGATGTTCCAAGTCCTGATGGTGTATTCTTTTCCATCTTCCATTGTAATAAAGATACGATTTGAGAAATCAGACATTTCATCAATTTCATCAATTGTATCAACAATGTTTTTTTGACTGAAGATTTTATCAACCACTACATAACAGAAATGGTTGTATGAGTTAAATTCGTTTGGGAGTGTTAGTGATTCCATAGTTCAAAGTTAATTAATTAATTTTATCTTTCAAAATATAATGAGAAAAAACATTTACCTTTTGTCTCATCACAATAGTCAATCATCATATCCAATTCTTTATGTGATAGTTTATTGTTGTCCAATCTGTAATTTAGGTAATCACCCCAAAAATCTTTTATTGGATTGTTAGGAAATTGGGTTGTGTGTTCAACCAAATAGTTAACTTTTTGTTTTCGGGTTAGTTTATTGTTTTTCATACATCAAAGATACAATTTATTTTGATAATTACCTAATCATCTTGAAATTTATTCCTTCTGTAATCTTATCAGGTGTGTAAGATTCAAGTTCAGTTTGGATACGACCTTCATCAGTTAGTTTAGTCCAACGGTTAAATGACTTACGTTTCCAATAGTTAATCAGATTCTGTAGGTCATATTTGTTTGGTTCAGGTCTAACAAGTTCCACACCATCCAAGATATGTTCCTTTACGTTTGTAAACCCAAAGGTTGACATATAATAACGTTTCTGTTGTTTGGTCTCACATCTTGTCTTTAGGAACACTTTTAGTTCATCGTGAAGGGTTTTATCATATACCTTAAGATGATTCATTAGGATGGAAATAACCTTGTTTAATTCACGTGATTTGGGTGAAGATGGTTTGGGGTCAACCAACATTCCTTTCCAATCAGGGTTTCCATAATGTTCACGACATTTGTTTCTTAACTCAAAATAGATTTCATCAGTAGGTGTTAACAGATTTGTAGATTCAGTTAGTCCTTTGAATTTGATATAGGGTTCAAGTCCATCATATTGTGAGTTGGATTTTGTATTACCATAGAGTGATGTAGTTTCAAATACCAAGATGTTTGTTCCGTATTTCTTATTGAACATTTCCCTTACCTCATTTGATATACAAACCAATGACATAAGTTTCCCACCAAGATAGTTAAAACCAAATGGTTGAACAGGAACAATTGTCTGTCCGTTGTAAATGTGTGGATTTACTTTATCCAAACGTAATGATTGACCAAAGTATTCGTTTCTCGGTTTAATAGAAGACACTGGTGATGATATTCTAACAAAACCAACCCAAGTATTGGTTGAACGTTCTTTGAGTCCTACAGTGAGTTTTCTACCAATCTGTGATTCAATTGGGAAGGACGCAATCTGAGTGGTTAACTCAGTAAATTCTTTTGAATCAATTTCTACAAGTTCCAAGTCCATATCCATTGGACTCATTGTATAGTCATTAAACACACGACCATCAATTGGTTCTAATGTCATATTGTTTAAACGTTCAAGTTTCTTTTGTAAATAATAATCTGTAATGTCATTCAGTCCTTCATAAAAGGATTTGAAACGATTTATCATTTGATAAACCTCTTGTTCTGTAAAGTGTAACTCCATACTACAAAGATAATAAATAATTTTGAATTGGCAATAGAAAAAATCCCCAATTAAGGGGATTATTTTTCATCGTCTAACCACTACATTACACTTTAGTATTCTACCTGAATCTGTTGTTCTACTATTTTGTTCTTGTTGAACTGATAGTTTAACAAAAGAGTTGTTTCTAACAACATCCCATTTGATTAGGTCATAAACCAGTTGGACATCAAGAACAACCACTTCACCTGTCATCAATGAATTGGTGTGTAATTTACAGTTCCAACCTGTTAACATTTTTTCATCTTCATAATTTTTCCAAATCATAGTTGGTTCGGTAATAATCTGACCGAACAGGAATCTCTCATTTTCTTCTAATATATTCATATCTTATTATTTAATTGTGTTAATGTGTTCGTCAACTTTGGTGATTACATCCTCCATAAACTGTTTGGAGTAACCCTTGTAAATGAATTGTTCCAACATCGTGGAAACCTTTAATACATCAGTCATTGATGGTTTCTTAC